GCTGTTTCCCCTTGTTTTTGATAACAGGTTTATTATTTTCATCGTAAACGATAACCTCTTTTATTGTGATGTAGCATCCATCCGCTGATATGGATTTGGATTTTGTCAGTCCCTGGATCTCCGATGCGGTAAAAGACAGCCACATGGCAAGCAGCACAGGCAATTCTATATCAGTACCCTTTACGATGCTATATATAACATCCGGTGTGGAAAGTTCGTGTTTATTATGTTCGATCTGCGGCAATTTAACAGAACAGTCCAGGCTTGGAACATACATATTCAGGACTGCAGAAATCAATCCATACTCATTTATTACTGTTTTAGATGATATCTGCTTGGGATGATTTGCTTTTCCTGTAGTACGTTTGCATTCTGCATTTACAGCATTCCGGAGCAAGTCATTTGTAAGAGCGTTTAAAGGAGTGCTCATAATAGTGCGGAACGCATTGCGCTGAATGGTACGATAGCCGCGGATGGTAGACGGAGACAGCAAAGCATCTGATGATGAAATGTACTTTTCAATAGCTTCAGATAGAGACATGTCGCATGGTTTTTCTAATGCCTTTTTGCCAGCCTTGATCTCCGCTTTAATCAGATCAGCTTCACTGGCTGATGATGCAGTAACCGAACGGTAGATGCGCTTCATTTTTTGCTTTCCAGTCTTAGGATCTATGATGGGATTCCCGGTTTTGTCAAATTGAGGTTCTGAGTGATCGTATATCTGACGCCGTATGCTGCCGGATGGCAGCTCACCTTTTTTCTTCCTTGCCATTGTAGCATTCCTCCCTAAAAATAAGTATAAAAATAACAGCCAGCGTGGAACGGGTGTTCCGCTTGCATAGCTGCTCCGAGAATGATACAATATGCTTGCTTAGGGCTTCAGTATCATCTGGAGCATGCCGCCTTGCTTTGGTAGAGCAGGGCGGTTTTTTTAGTTTATTTGTCTTTTAATAAACGTTTTTGTTCCTTTTCTATCTGCTGGATACTTTTCGTTGGCGTAGGTAAATCTTCTGGCATTGTTCCACCAAGCCTTGCTATGGTATCGCGCACTTCTTTACCAACTTCGTAGTGTGTTTGATTGGCATTTTCTTTACCCTGAACATGATCTCTACGGAGTTTTGCTTCTGTCTGAGTAGCACGAAATAAGTTTGCGGCTAATTCTTCGTGTCCCATATAGTCTAAAATATTTTCTTTTCCGTGTAAGTTTTTATGTTCTTTGATATCTTTTGCGGTCATCCCTCCATAAAGCCCTTTATATCCACAATTTTGGAATATAGCATAATCCAGAGTAGTTTCAACACCAGCATCTTTTGCGGCAGCAACAAGTAATTTATTATGTTCTTTCATTTCTTGGCGGATAGCGAGACGCTTCTGATCATCGTTAAGGTCATCGTAGTGATCAATCAATTCCTGTTGACGAGTCTTTACTGCAAAATAGGATTGACCAAGAGCAATTACTTTTTTGCGCGGATCACCATTTTGTACGATGAGATAGCAGGCATAGCGGGATAATTGAATATCTCCAATTTCTTTTGGTGCAACGCCTGCTTCTACCATTTTGCCAACGTTGGCAAAATGGGCAGAGACCGCATTATTAGCCTGTTCGCAAGCAATCTTTGCCTTATCAATTACGTTGCAAAATCTACGCCACTGTTTATATTCAAGAGCAACTTGCAATTCTCGCGCGTACCAAAACTCTTGTCCGTATTCATTAACGTGACGGATCGATTCAAATAATGATTCGGTATAGTTTGTTTCCTCATCTTCAGAGAGAGCATTGGAAAGAACACGTTCTTGTAATGCAGATAATTTGTCATGAAATTCTCTTTCGTCCATATGATTGTCCTTTGCAAAAGTTATAGCAGTGTGTGCATAAAATGCGCATACTAAATTGTTTTTATTTGGGAATATTGCCGCCTTGCTGAAAAGTGGGGCGGTTTTTTATTAAAAGAATTAGATGTTATCTTATTTTAATTTCTAAGGAATCTTTTCCTGCCTGGATCGTTAAAATAAGTTCATCTGCTGAATCAGCAACAGAATCCGGTATTTCAAAGGCAATACGTCCGCTTTTGGATGATAAAGGATTGACAGAGGTATCATGCATTTCCTGGGAATATCCCAATAAGTTTGTTGACGAATATTCATAAGATCCCTGATATACTACTTTGGCGGAGATGGCACTGCTTAAACCTACACTTGGAAGAAAGGTGTCAGCAGATGTGCCGTTGTTTGTTACAGTGAGGTCAATCATTAAATATTTGTTTCCATCATCGGCAGTAAATCCATAATAATCATTTTCTTCAACGGTATCTACAATTTCAGCATTTGTTGCGATCACAGCCCAGTCTCCAATAGCACATTCTTCGTTGAGTGCATGAATAGCGGTTGACGCATCGTCTACAGACTGCTGATCGTCGGAGATTGAACTTTCTGTGGTGGAAGGGGATTCAGTGGTCTGTTCAGGTGTGGTTTGATCTGTAGTGGTCGTGGTATTTGTTTGGGAGGAAGAAGCGCTTTCTCCACAGCCTGCTAATGTTAATGTAGTGAGTAGCAATAGTGTAATAATTTTCTTTTTCATAAGTATATCCCTCTCTTTTTTATTCTTAATGCCATAAAGGGCATCGCTTTTTCGTTTAAAGTCTCTTATTTTCCAAAGAACCTGCAACTTTGATTAAATAGTGCACCCGTTTTGAAGTTTAGTTGTTGTTTTTCTTTTTTATAAGGCAGATCAATGCTAAAATTGCGCAAATTAAACACCATGCTGACCAGATAATCAAATCACCATAGCTGCCTGCTAATGTGAAGCCGAAAAGAGCGCCAAGTCCGTAGAGGACGATAAGAGCAATGTTACCACCCTTTCCGCCCTTTCGTGTTGCGATCGAAACAATTCCACCGGACAAAAGCATAATTGCAACAATAACACCAGCAGAGCCGCCGACTTCGCCATTTGCTTCTAATGTGTTTGATATTCCGGCTGCGCATGACTGCAAACCAACGATGAAAAATAAAACGATTGATAAAATCCCAGATACAAGTTTCCAAGTTTTCATAAATAAATCCTCCTGATTTTACTGCGAACCGGGTGCAAATTCGCAATGTTAATAGCATAGCATATTAATCATATCATATAATAAATAGAGGAAAAATCGTAAAAAATCGACTTTTTTCAACTGCTTTAGTTAAACACGTTTCAGTACACCCAAAGGATTGAAATATATTAGGTGTTTTTCATAAGTAGTGCAGAGACCATACTTTGATTCATAATGGGAAAGAGCATCAACTAAAAATAAATTCTCCCCATTTTATTTTTGAATCTCCAGTATTCCAAAGGATGGATCGAAATATATAATATAGTTGTCAACTTGTGTAAACGGGCTGTATTTTGCGGCATAAGTTTCAAGAGCTTCACAGAGATATTGCTCTGATACACCAAAGAAATCTGCCATATCTTGCCGGCTTCTACATCCATGCTTATATGCTCGGATTATTCCAGACAATCCGATTGCGTTGTTGTATCCCCACAAACGTGCGCGTAATTCCTGTTTTCGATTAGATGTATCTGACATATCTATAATGTCACCGGTAGAAGTGAAGTGATGCCCCATTTCTTCATTTAATATTGAAAATTTTTCGGCTTCTGTTTCAAGTCCATTGCTTAGTGCAATAGAGCCATCGCAATATAGACCCTGTAATCTGGTTCCCGACAGATCATATTTTTCATAAATTGTAACATTATTGTCTTTTGCTTTATCTAAAAGCTTTTCATATTCGGTCAAATAACCACTCCTTTTGTGTTTCCTCATAGCCATTTTATCAAAACACATGTCCAATAAGCGGGACTACTTCCTTTGGGATTTGACAAATTTGGCAAATTCATTTATTTTATTCAGTTCTTCCTCTGTGTACTCATTGCCATCAAAGTGGGCGGCAATGGTTACTGGTTCTTCATCTACCGCATCATCAGCTAAAAAGTCTAAAGAACAATCAAAATAAGCACAAAGCTTTTTTAGTGTTGATAATTTAGCATTTTCAGAACCCTTCTTATAAAATCCATCAATAGTTGTATATGGTATGCCTGATTCTCTAGCTAAAATGGATTTGTTAATGTTTCTTTTTTTCATAAGTAAATCTAATTTATCTGTAAGTCCCATGTTCATTACCTCCGTTACAGTTTGATTGTACTACTTTATATGGGCATTGTAAATAAAAAATTACCTTGCAGAGTAAAAAAATTACTTTTAGGGGTTGACAATTACGACAAGGGGTATATAATAAAATCATGAATTACGACACAGGGTAATTCGAGAAGAAAGGAGATGAAAAATTGTTTAGTAATTTAAATGCCGAGATGGCAAGAAAAAAATTAACAATCAAGTCCTTGGCAGAAAAAACAGGCATTAATTATGAAAGTTTAAAAAATAAAATGTCTGGTTCTACTGAATTTAAACGTAGTGAAATGATTTCTATAAAGAAAGAATTTCCGACGTGCAGTCTTGATTATTTATTCGAGACAGATTAAGAAGGGAGATGAGAAGATGTGGATTTCAAGAAAAAGATGGGAAGCAGTAGAAAAAAGAATTGCTGACCTTGAATTGCAGGTTCAAAGTCAGCAGGAAAAATTAGAAGCTTTTTGTAATCTTTGGATAGAAAGACAAAAGATGCGTTCTAAAGCTAGTCCGAAGCATCGTCGGGATTAGCAAACCCTATTCTTCTTGCGGGTTTGGTTTTATCTTCACGTTCAACAGACGTGAGTAAGAAATTGAGTTGACTGGTATGTTGAATTAATTGGGATTTTTTCCCATTTATCAAACCGTAGAAATAGAGAATATCGGGGTTTTGGTAACTTATGTTTGTGACAATCATGGTGATTGATGTTCCAAATGAAGCTAAACGGAGTGCAATTTCATGGTTATTATCAAGGGATGCTTCAAAATCATGAATTTGCTCAAGAATTTTTTCGTATTTCCAATCAGCTAGGTCATAGTCACGAATGGTAATTGGTTCGATAAAATCATCCATATAAAAATCTCCTTTCCTATAGTCTCGGACGCGGCAACGTCCTGTAAGGAGATTGTATCACAGGTGACTAAGTGACGGAAGTTAAGAAAGGAAGTGAGTAGAAATGTCAAGAACAAAACCGACAGACGTAGAAATGTATAGGAGAGATATTAGATCCTTAATAAGGAAAAACATGGAAACAAACGGGATCCGCACAAATAAAGAATTGGCTGAAAAGATATGCATGCCAGAAGCAACACTGAATTATCGTTTGCGGAATCCGGAAACTTTTAAATTGGGAGAGATGCACCGGATACGGCTGGTATTAAGGATCCCGGAAGAGGAAAGGGGGAAGGTGATTTGATTAAGACAGGAAACATACTCATGGTGTCTGGAGCCACGGCAGCGATCTTGTCAGCCTGCGGTTATGACGGACAACCTGTTTTCGGCGGGATCGTGTTTCTGGTGGGAGTGGTGATGCTCAGTGCCGGAAACAAATTGAAGAAGATCCATTCGGAGCGTGAGAAAGTAAATCTCCGCTGCAGATTAAAAAGAAAAATAGCACCGTCAGATTCTTTGGCGAGAACCGGTGCTATTGATTAAAAATACGTCTATGTATTTTCGTGTATTATAGCACAGTTTTCGGAGAAACGGAAGGGAAAATTATGAAATATGAAGTTTGCCGCGGATGTGGGGATCATCTGGATGCCGGTGAAGCAGTCAACGGTTACTGCCGCGATTGCCTGGAAGAAAAGGAAAAAAGAAAGGACATTGTGTACCGGATGCAGTGTATGGTGGCATCCAAGGATTTTAAACAGATGGAAATGGAGGAATTTATATGAGTTGCGATGAAACAATAACAATCCCGAAATCAGAGTACCGTGCGCTGCTGTATGCTTCAGCAAGATCGCAGGCGTTGAACGATTATATCAGATCGCGTAAGGATGAGATTTATATTGATACGAAGTCATTAAAAGCGGTTGCCGGATTGGATGGCGAAAATGATGGGTGATCCTTATGATGATTTTCTCCGGCGAGACGAAGAACAGGCGGAGTGGCTGGCAAATCGTCCGGTATGTGAGATATGCGGGGAACCGATACAGGATGAAAGCTATCACAGGCTTTTTGATAAGAATGTTTGTAACAGGTGTTTAGATGAACATGAGATTTATGTGGAGGATTGAGAATGGAGGAAAAACAGAGCGTATTTGAAACACTGGACGCAATAAATGTAAATGATTATACGGAGACAAAGGACACAGGAAGAACGAAGCTTACTTATTTGTCATGGTCTAAAGCGTGGGAGGAAGTGAAAAAACGTTATCCGTGTGCTACCTATGAGATCAAACGTTTTGGGGAGAGTGATCTTCCTTATGTATATGATGAAAATACAGGATATATGGTATTCACATCCGTTACGATTGAGTGCATTACGCATGAAATGTGGCTACCGGTGATGGACGGAAAGAATAAGGCAATGAAAGCAACTCCGTATGAATATAAAACAAGATCCGGCGGAGGAACAGTTGAAGCAGCTACTATGTTTGATATTAATACGGCAATCATGCGGTGCCTTACCAAAAATCTGGCAATGTTTGGCCTGGGACTTTACATATACAGCGGAGAAGATCTGCCAAATATGGAAAAGGATGAAAATCTGACGAAGCCTGTTGACAAGGCACATATCATCACTTTGCAGAAAGAGATGGAACGTACCGGTATAAGCGAGAAGAAGCTGCTTTATAACATTGGCTGCAGATCAATGAATGAGATCACAATCAAGAGCTTTGAGCGTGCTATGGAGCTGTTTAAAATCACACCAGACAAGGCGGCTGATGTTTAATGCATGAATTGGTAGTTTTGAAGCAATGCCGTGAGGATAAAGACGGCACGGAGATCCGGGCGGTAATACCGGAAAAACATATTGCAGAAATGCTGGTCCGTAAGAAGATCAGTAAAGCGGAAATCCGTTTTGATGATGGCAGACATATTTCTGCGGAGCAACGGAAAAAGGCATATGCGACCATCCGTGATATTGCTGATTATACCGGTTATCCACCGGAAGAAATGAAAGAGATCATGAAATATGAGCATATGATCCGGACAGGTGATGGGTATTTCAGTCTTTCCAACTGTTCTATGGATGTCGCAAGGGAATTTATCAATACCATATTGGAATTTGCCATACAGAACGGAATACAGCTTTCAGAGAATGCAATAGAGCGGACAGATGATATTGGGCGATATTTGTACTTTTGCCTGAAAAACAGAAAATGTGCCGTGTGCGGCCGGGATGGTGAGATACATCATGTTGATACGATCGGCATGGGAAATGATCGCAGGAAAGTGGATGATAGCAATTACCGGAAGATATGCCTGTGCCGTACACATCATACAATAGCGCATCAAAAAGGGATGGATGCATTCCAGAGAGATTATAAGGTTTATGGGATAGTCGTAAAAGACTAGGGTTGAGACACCCGCGTTAGCGAAAGAAACTGTTCATGCGAGAAAGGTATCACGAGCCATGACTATTGCCCGGTGCTTTGGTGCCGGGAGAAAGGGGGCAAATTGAAAGACATCAATGATATTCCATATGGTCACATGTTCCCGATGCAGAGATCCGGAAATCCGGTCGAGGACAGGCAGTTTCGGAGAAAAGTTGAGGAAGCCAACAGGAACGGTGACTGCATTATAAATGTGGGAAATGGTTATTACCGACCTGTTCCCGGAGATACAACGGACGAATCCGAGTTACGCGAATATCTGGCGAAAGAGTTACACCGCGCCAGAGCGATACAGATAAAGCGATTAAAAATGAAAATGACATTTGAAAGGTGGCGAGAGAGTGGAGTACTTACTGGTAATTCCGGGGAGACTGGATAATCTTAATGATTACATATCCGCAGAACGCACAAACCGGTACAAGGGAGCACAGATGAAATCCCATAGTGAAGCAATAGTGATTAGTGCCATCAGACAGTGCATGAGCGGCGTAAAAATCAAGAAACCGGTATATATGGAGTATCGGTGGTATGAAAAGAATAAGCGCCGTGATCTGGACAATATATCATCTTTTGGGCGTAAGGTGATACAGGATTCATTGGTACATGCTCATGTGTTGGAAAATGACGGTTGGAAAGAGATCGTCGGATTCTCGGATGATTTCTGCGTCGATGCTCAAAATCCACGGATAGAGGTACTGATCCGGGAGGTGGGATGATGAATTACTTAGCCGAAATAAAAGCGTTCTACGATCGGCTCGAACTAAATCCGCTGCCCTCACCCGCCATTGCTTTATGGCATGCGCTTATGTCCATAGCAAATAAAACGGGTTGGCAGCAAGAGTTTACGGTAGCTGTATCAGTCCTGGTGCTGAAATCGGGATTGAACGCACAGGCGATTAAAAGGGCAAGAAACCGGCTGGAACAGGATGGATATATTACATGGAAATCCCGTGGCGGAAATTTATCAGCGGTTTATCATCTCAATAGCCTTGTGGTACAAAATAGCATAAAAAATGTACCACAGTGTGAACCACAAAGTATACCACAGACCGAACCACAGAGCGTACCACAGTGTGAACCACAAAGTGTACCTATTAATAAACATAAACAAAACGAAACAGAAATACCCCCTGTATCCCCCGTAGAACGGTTTGCGGATTTTGCCGCAGCCTATCCGAAAAAGTGTACTGGTTATCTGACTGAAACAGAATACTGCAATGCGGTGATGGCGGGTGTGCCGGAAGAAGATCTGATACGGGCGGCAAAAAATTACGCAGTTGTTTGTAGACGGGAGAAAACGGCGGAGCGGTACATCAAGAAACCGGAGAACTGGCTTCGCGAGAATTTATTTATGCAATATCTGAAAGGAGAGAACGATGGAGCTGGAAGAGATACTGGAACGCATGAAAAATCACTCAACGAGCTCATGCGTGAGCGGGGAG